CCGCCCCGGCGGCCGCGGCCAATCCGCCTGCCTCCAGACGATCGGTCCGCGCTCCGGCGCCGGTCGAGCGCCTGGAGCGGGCGGTCGCCGACTGGATCAGCCGGCACATCCACGACAGCCCCGTGTCGCGCGCGACCGAGGCCTACAACCACCTGCTCGACAAGCTCGAAGAGCTGAAGAGCGCGCTTGCGAAGGAGCTTTAGGCATGGCGGCCAAGCAATATCAGTTCGGCGTCGGCAATCTTTATTTCACGCCGGTCGGCGGCGGCGCCCCGGTGGCGTTCGGTGCCGTGCAGGACGTGTCGGTCGACTTCTCCGGCGACACCAAGGCCCTGTACGGCCAGAACTCGTTCCCGCTCGACGTGGCGCGGGGCAAGGTCAAGATCGAGGGCAAGGCCAGCTTCGGCCAGCTCAACCTGGCGATCTACAACGCCCTGTTCTTCGGCCAGACCGTCGCGGCCGGCCAGAACGTCCAGGCGTTCAACGAGGCGAGCGTGGTGCCGGCGTCGACGCCCTACACCGTGACCGCCGCCAACGGCGCCACGTTCAAGCAGGACCTCGGGGTGTTCTACGCCTCCAACGGCCAGCCGCTGAAGCAGGTGGCCTCCAACCCGAGCACCGGCCAGTATTCGCTGGGCGTCGGCGGGGTCTACACCTTCGCCGCCGGCGACAGCGGCAAGGCCGTGGTGTTCAACTACCTCTACGGCGACGCCGTCAACGGCCAGACCCTGACCGTGAACAACCCGATCATGGGCTCGATGCCGACCTTCCAGCTGGTGCTGTCCTCGACCACCAAGGGCAATTCCTCGGTGCTCACCCTGCTGTGCTGCACCTCGACCAAGCTGACCCTGCCGTTCAAGCAGGAGGACTACCTGGTGCCGCAGATCGACTTCCAGGCCCAGGACGACGGCACGGGCCGCGTCTTCACCTGGTCGCAGACGGCGACGGCCTGATCCGATGGCCAAGGTCATCATCGGCGGACAGCCTGTCGAAGGGAACCTCGACACCTTCGAGCGGCTTGAACGGGCCTGGCCCCATATCGAGGCGGTGCAGACCGCCTTCGACGGCCAGGCCTTCATGCAGGCGATGTCGGCCATGGTCGAGGTGGTGGCCGTGGCCACCGACCGCGACCCGGTCGAACTGAAGCACACCCTCAAGACCTCCGAGTTCCAAGGATTGCGGCCGTTCTTCAACGACCTGCTCGTCCAGTCCGGAGCCTATCAGCCGGGGGAGGACGAGGCGGCGGCCGATCCGGCGGACGACCGTTCGACGGAAACTTCGACGGCATCGTCGCCGAACTCGTAGCCGCGGGCTGCGAGGGCGGGTCGTGGGACCGGATTCGCGCCGGCTGGGGCCTGCGTCGCTACTATGCGATGCATGACCACTGGCGCGAGTTCGGTCCCCCGGTCCACATCGCCGTCGCCGCCTATCTGGGCCTGAACAAGCCCAAACGTGAAACGCCGGCCGAGATCGGCGACTTCATCGCCGACATGCAGGCCGTCGCCCCGGGGGGCTGGGGATAGGCCGTTCACGAAAGCGGCCGGCCTGGACACGCTCGTGTCCCGGCCGGTCTCGCCCCGGAACACGTTGAAACTCTGATCGAAGCGTCGCCCTGGGGTTCGCCAGGGCGCTCTCTAGTGGAGCGGGTGATGGCCGACAGCAAGGTTCTGATCAAAATCGGCGCGGACGTTTCCGAGATTGGAACCGCGGCGGCCGGGGTCAAGCAGCACTTTGACGGGATGAAGGCCGCCGGCGCCGACCTGAAGGCCGCCTTTGAAAACGCCATGTCGATGAAGGAGACGGGCGTGAACGCCAAGGCGGCGTCGGCCGCTATCGGCGAGCTGGCGACCAAGTCGCAGACCCTGGTCAAGGAGGTCGCGGAGATCGCCGGCAATGTGCAGAGGGGCGCTGAGAGTTTCAGCTCCCTGGCCGAAAAGGTCGCCGGCAGCGCACGAAGCTTTACGGCCTTCGCCGAAAAGGCCGCCAACAGCCACGGCCCGCTGTCCGGCATAGCGCGAGCGGGCGCGGCCGGAGGGCAGGCGCTGGCGGGCGTCGCCGAAAAGGCCGCCAAGAGCGCGCATGGCCTCGCCGGCATCGCCGGCAAGGCGGCCAGCGGCGCGACCGCCCTTGCGGGCATGATCCCCGGCTGGGGAATGGTGCTGCAGGGCGCGGTCGGCGCGGCGGGGGCGATCTGGGACTTCGGCAGGTCGATGGCCGAAAGCCAGGGCAAGGGGTCGGCGCTGAACAAGGCCTTCGAGCAGAGCGACGCGGCGATGAAGAGCCTGAAGGGCGTGATGACCGACGCCCTGGCGCCGGCGATGACCAAGATCGTCGAGTGGGTCGGCAAGCTTGTCGCGGGCTTCGTCGAGAGCTGCAAGGAGGGCGGTTTCGTCCACACTCTGTTCGACGGCCTCGCGGCCGTTTTCGGCGTGGTCGGACAGGTCGTCGGCATGCTGATGGGCTGGATCGGCAAGCTGATCGGCGGTCTTATCGACGGCTACAAGCACAGCGGCGCGATGAAGACGGTGATGGACGGCCTCGGCGTCGCCTTCAACATCGTACGTGAGATCATCGCCGCCTTCGTCGGCAGCATCATCATCCGGTTCCAGATGGTCCGGGCCGCCATCGACCTGTTCGTCGGCGGGTTCCGAACGGCGTTCACGTTCGTGAAGACCGAGATCCAGGTCGTCCTCGACTACTTCAAGATGCTGGGCACGGTGATCAAGGACGTGCTGACCCTGAACTGGGGGGCGATCGCCGGGGACATCCGCAACGGCCTTTCCCAGATCAAGAAGGACGTGGTCGACGGCGCCAAGAGCATGATCGGGGAGGTCGGCGGCGCGGTCGGCAAGGCCCGCGACCGCATCGCCCAGGGCGTGGAGACCAGCAACAAGGTCCGGAACATAATCGTCGAGACGAAGCTGAAGCCCGCCAAGGCCAAGCCCGCCAAGGAGGGCGGTGGCAAGGGAAAGGCGGATGACGACCAAGGCGGCCAGGGCGATGGCCAGGGCGGCGGCCAGAACGGTGGCCAGAACGGCGGCGGCCGGGCAGGCGGGACCTCTCACGGCGGGGGCGGTAGGAAGCGTTCCGCCGAGACTGAGGACAACCTCCGTGAGGAGCGTCAGATCGCGCTCAAGCATCTGAAATGGCGTGCGGAAGACGAGGCGGAGGCCCAGGCCGAGCGCGATCAGGCCGCCAAGGCGGCGTTCGACCAGCGCATCGCCGAAAATCTGAAGCTGGTGGAGACGGGCAAGCTCGCAGGCAAAGAAGAGACGGAGGTGCTGAAGGCTCTTTATGAAGAGCAGGCGGCGCTGTCCGAAAAGAACGCCAAGGCCGACCTCGCGGCGCAGGAGGCGATCCTTCTGGAAAAGCGTCGCCTGTACAACGGCGACAAGAATGCGATCGAGGACATCGATCGTGAGATTCAAAAGCTGAAGAAGGCGCATGAGGTCGAGCTCAGCCGGATAAACCTGGAAGGAATCCGGGCCCGGGAAGAGGCGCTGAAGCGTGCGGCCGAGGTTGAGAAGAAACTCGCCCAGGAACGGATCGATCGGGCCAAGGAGCAGGAGGCTGCGGCAAAGCAGCAGCAGGCGAACGCTGAGGCCGCTGTCGGACCCTGGGTGGACGCCGTCAGCCAGGGCGTCCAGGGCATGATCAAGGGCACCGAGACTCTGCAGGGCATGCTGCAGAAGATCGGACAACAGATCCTCAACGACACCATCAAGGTGATCGAAAAGCGCGTCAAAAGCTTCATCGCCGGCGAGTTGCTGCAGACCGCCACCGCCGGCGCCGAGGCGGCCAAGCGGAAGGGCGTCGAAGCCGGCGCGGAGGCGGTCACCATCACTGGCTGGCGCGGCCTGCTCGCCCGTTGGCTCGGCGTCGAGACCGGCAAGACCGCGGCGACCGTGGCGGGCGCGCAGCAACGCGCCGCCGCGGAGCAGGGCGGCTTGCTGTCGATGATGGGCAAATGGGTGTCCGGCGTTCGCGCCTGGCTGTTCGGGGAGCAGGCCAAGACCGCGGCGACGGCGACCGGGGTGGCCGTGCGGACGACCGCGGAGGAGGCCGGTTCGCTGAAGAGCCTCGCCCTGTCGGCGGCGACGACGCTGAAGCGCATCGCCCACGAGGCCGCCGGGGCGGCGGCGGCGACCTATCACGCGATCGCCAGCATCGTTCCCTTCGGCCCGATCCTGGCCCCGGCCGCCGCCGCCGCCGCCCTGGGCGCGGTCATGGCGTTCGGCAAGTCGATCTTCTCGGCCGAGGGCGGGTGGGGGCAGGTGCCTTACGACGGGGCGCTGACGGAACTGCACAAGGACGAAATGGTGCTGCCGGCCAGCATCGCCCGCCCCTTGCGCGACAGCCTGAGCCTGACGGCGGCCAACACCAACGCGCCCTCAGCCGCCAACGACGCCGGCGGCCCGGCGGGCGACCAGTTCCACCTGCATATCCACGCGATGGACGGCGCCAGCGTCGAGCGGGTGCTGATGGGCAACTCCGGCGCCGTGCGCAAGGCGATGGAGCGCGAATACCGGGCGCTGCGCGTCAAGCCGAAATAGCCGCCAGCCCCGGCCGCGCCGGGAGACATCAGAACCTCGCACCCCTGTTCATCGCGATCTGAAGACCGCGGAGGAGGACACTATGGCCTTGCAGCCGAGCCGCTGGCTTCTGACCGCCTCGGACCTTTCCACCGATCCTGACGTCTTTCCCGTGCTGCCGGGACAGGAGTTCGTGGCGAAGAAGTCGCCGCAATGGTCGACCGGGATCAAGCGGGCGGCGTCGGGGCGCGAGATCCGCATCCCCTACTGGTCGTTTCCGCTGTGGTCGTTCCAGGTGAAGTACGAGTTCCTGCGCCAGCGCCCGCCCAGCAAGGACGAACTCGGCCAGCTTTGGGCCTTCTTCAATTCGCGGCAGGGCAAGGCCGGGTTCTTCTACTACCTCGATCCCAACGACAACCAGGTGAGCAACCAGGTCGTCGGCGTCGGCGACGGCTTGCGGATCGGGTTCCAGCTCAACCGCACCGTCGGCGCCAATTCGCCGTCGCCGTTCGTCGAGCCGGTGGCGGTGATCTGGACCCAGCCGACGGTCACGGTCGGCGGCGCGGCGACCACCGCCTTCACCATCGGGCCTTACGGCGCGATCCAGTTCAGCACCGCGCCCGCCGCCGGCGCCCAGATCGTCTGGTCCGGCCAGTTCCTGTTCCTCTGCCGCTTCGACGAGGACCAGCTCGACGCCACCCAGATGTTCAAGGACCTCTGGAGCCAGGGCGGCCTCAACTTCGTCACCATCAAACCCTGAGGCGTCCATGCGCAGCGCACCCGTCGCCCTGATCAACCTGCTTGAGAGCGGTCAGGCCTTCGTCAAGGCCGACCTCTACACCTTCACCCTGAACGGAGGGGCGGTGCTTCGCTACACCGGCGCCGACCAGCCCGTCACCGCCAACGGATACGTGTTCGGCTGCGGCCCGCTGATCGAAGACGGCGGGATCAAGACCCAGCGCGGGATTCAGGTGGACACCATCGAGATCACCCTGCGGGCCGACGCCCGCCAGACGGTGAACGGCGTGCCGTGGCTGACCTTCCTGCGTCGGAACGGCCTGGACGGGGCCCTGGTCAAGATCGAGCGGGCCATCGCACCCGACTGGCCGACCCTGCTGAACGCCGGCCCCACCGGGACCTACATCCGTTTCTCCGGCCGGTTCAGCAAGACCACCGACATCGGCCGCTCGCAGGCGACCATCACGGCGTCGTCGTGGCTGGAGCTGTTGAACGTCAACATGCCGGCGGACGTCTATCAGTCGTCGTGCCTCAACACGCTCTACGGCGCCAAATGCCAGGTCAATCGGGCGAGTTTCGCGCGGGCGGGCGTCGTGGTGTCGAGCGCCAATCCGGTCAATGTGCCCACCAACGTCTCGGCGCCGTCGGGCTATTACGTGCACGGAACGATCGTGTTCACCTCCGGCGCCAATACGGGGATCAGCCGCACGATCAAGGCCCAGGACGGCGCCGGCAACCTGACCCTGCTGCCGTCCCTGCCGGCGCCGCCCGCCGCCGGCGACGGCTTCACGATCTATCCGGGTTGCGACCTGACCCAGGCGACCTGCCTGACCAAATTCAACAACCTCGTCCATTTCCGGGGCCAGCCCTACGTGCCGGCTCCGGAAACGTCGGTGGTCTGATGTCCGCCGCCATGCGCGAGGCCGTGGTCGCCGAAGCGATGAGCTGGCTGCGCACGCCCTATCACCACGGAGCCGGTCTCAAGGGGATCGGAACCGACTGCGCCCGCTTTCCGCTCGCGGTCTACGCCGAGGCCGGCGCCATTCCGCCCACCGACGTCGGCGTCTACGCCCGCGACTGGCATCTCCATCACGGTGAAGAACTCTACCTCGGCTGGCTGAACCGTCTGGCGACGGAGATCGAGCGGGACGCGCTCGCGCCCGGCGATTTCGTGGTCTGGCGGTTCGGACGCACGTTCTCGCACGGCGCCATCGTCGTCGACCCGCCCCTGGTCATCCACGCCTACATCGGCGTCGGCGTCACGCTCGACGACATGGACGGCCACAGCGAACTGCTGACCCGCCCGGCGCGGTGCTTCACCCTCTGGCCCGAGAAGGATCCCGCGCATGGGCGGTAAGTCGACCAGCACGTCCGAGCCGAAGCTCAACCAGATCAAGGTGCAGACATCCGCCTACGGCATCGCCGTCGGGCGCGGCTGGGGCACGTTCAGGGCGTCCTGCAATCTGTTGTACTATACTGACTTTCAGGCGATCCCGCACACCACGACGACCAGCACGGGCGGCAAGGGCGGCGGCGGCAAGAGCTCCAACACCACTTACACCTACACGGCCTCGATCATCCTCGGCGTCTGCGCCGGGCCAGTGGCCGGCGTCAGGACGGTCTATCGCGACAAGTCGGTTTTCTCGGGCGACGGCGGCGTTGCGCTTTCGCAGGCGGGACTCAGCCTGGCGAACGGTTCGATCGGTCAACCGGTGTGGGGCTATCTCAGCGGCAGCCACCCCGCCGAAGCCATCGGCTACAGCGGCCTAGCCTACGCCTATGCGGCCAATTACGCGCTGTCGAACGGCGCCGGCCTGCCGAACCATTCGTTCGAAGTCGAGATGGGGAGCCGGGCGGTCATCAACGGCGTGACGGTCGACGACGCGTTGCCGTCCACCGTGATCGGCGAGTTCCTGTCGGAGGTTCCGCTCTGGCCCGCGGGCCTGGTCGGCGACCTCGGCGATCATGCGCTCTATTGCACGGCCGCGAATCTGTTGGTCTCGCCCTATCTGGACAGCCAGCGTTCGGCTTCGGACTTCCTGACCGAGATCCTGACCGCCTCCAATTCCGACGCGGTATGGAGCGACGGCGTCTTCAAGGTGGTTCCTTATGGCGACGTGGCCGTCAGCGGCAACGGCGTGGTCTGGAGCCCAAGACTCACCCCCGTCTACGACCTGAGCGAGGCCGATTTCGTTCCGTCGAGCGACGGCGAGGATCCGGTCAAGGTCTCGCTCAAGGAGCCGGCCGATTGCTACAACTATGTCCAGGTCGAGTTCCTGGACCGGTCCCACCAATACAACACCAACGTCGTGCCGGGGATCGATCAGGCCAGCATCGACGCCTACGGCGTGCGCAAGGCCAATCCCGCGACGCTGCATTCGATATGCGACCCCGGCATCGCCGCCCAGATCGCCCAGATCATGGTGCAGCGCAGCTGTTACGTCCGCCAGACCTTCACCTTTCAGCTCGCCGACAACTATTGCCTGCTCGAACCGATGGTCGATGTCGTCACCATCACGAGCGGCGACCTGAACCGTCAGCTGGTCCGCATCACCGAGATCGCCGAAGCCGGCGACGGTCTGCTGCAGGTCACCGCCGAGGAGGTGCTGGTCGGCTCCGCCAGCGCCCCGCAATTCAGCCGTCAATCCGCCGCCGGCCCCGCCCCCAACTACGACATCAGCCCGGGCGCGGCGGTGAACGTGGTGCTGATCAACCCGCCTGGCGCTCTCCTCAATGGGACGTTGTACGAGGCGTGGCTGGCCGTGGCCGGCGGGCCGAACTGGGGCGGTTGCGAGGTGTGGGCGAGCCTGGACGGAACCAACTACGAGCGGCAGGGGGTGGTCAACGGACCAGCCCGCTTCGGCACGATCAGCAACGCCTTGCCGTCCCGCGCCGATCCGGACGTGATCGACACCCTGGCGGTCGACGTGACCCCAAGCAACGGCGTCCTTCTGGGGGCCTCGCAGGCGGACGCGGACGCCTTCGCGACCCTCTGCCTGGTCGATGGCGAGCTGATCAGCTACCGGGACGCCTCGCTGGTGTCGGCGCACCATTACAGCCTGGGCTATCTGCGGCGGGGGGTGTACGGCACCGGCGTCGCCAGCCACGCGCCCGGCGCGGTGTTCGTGCGGCTCGACCAGGGCATCTGGAAGTTCCCGTATCAGAAGGGGCAGGTCGGCCAGACGCTGCACCTGAAGTTCCGCTCGTTCAACGTCTTCGGACGAGCCTTGCAGGACCTGTCGGCCGTCGCCGACTACACCATCACCCTGAACCCGAATGCGGCGCCGGAGACACCGCTGCACTGGTCCAACATCCTGGGCCCTGGCAAGCCCGAGGACGGCGCCGACGTCACCGCCAACCACACGGCCGGCGGCATCATCGGCCAGGGGCCGTTGGCGACCTCGCCGCTGACGCCGGCCCAGGTGGACAACACCCAGGGAGGCTTCGCGCCCCGGTTCACCTGGAACTTCAACGTTTCGGCCGACGGCTTCACGGCGTCCGGCGCCGCCCTGACCTCCACCGGCAACGGGACGATGGTCTATGCGCCGACCACGACGGACAATTGGTTGGTCACCCAGCCGTTCATCTACAATGGGACGGACGTCTATATCGTGCGAATGCGCGTGCGCCCGCTGACCGCCGTCGCGAACTGGAGCGGCACCATCTATTGGGGCACCGCCAGTTACATCCCGATCGACGGCACGCGGTCGATCTCGGTCCCGCAGCCATCGTTCACGACCGGCCAGTGGTTCACCCTGGAATGGGACATCAGCGGCGACGCCCGCTACCTCAACCAGAGCGTCCGGCAGCTTCGCATCGACCTGACCAAGAACACCTTGACGCAATGGGAGATCGACTGGGTCAGCATCGGCAAGCGCGCCGCCGACCAGGTGAAGTTCCGCGGCATTCAGGACAACGCCGACCCCACGGGCCAGAACACGGCGGCGGCCATCGCCGGCCAGGGCCAGCTCGCCACCTCGACCCTGACCACTGTG